TTTTTTATCCCGAGATGGTTTGACCGCTTGCGGTAGACCTTCGATTTCTCGGCTACGTCTTCCGCGGTCTTGGCCTTGTGTGGGGCGGTCAGCGCTGGCGCCAGATTGCTTTCCCGGTGCTCCCCGCCGTTGACCAGCGCTATGATGTGGTCGCACTGCCAAGCCTCGCCAGCCCGGATGAGACGGCCTGAGATATGGCACCTGCCGCCGTGGCGCTCGAATACCCTGACCTTGACGCGGGGAGGGATGGCGTCGTCGTCTCGCTTGGCGATCCATTCGGGAACGGCGCGGCTCATCGTGTCGCTTCCTCGAGCTGGCGGACCTGGCTCGCGATCTCCGGGTCCTTCCATGCGACGTTGTGGTTGGCGCCGAACATGAACAGAAGCTCGATTAGGTCGCTCATTTCCGCCTTGGACAGGTCGGAGGAGGACCGGCCGAGGTTCACAAAGCCGTTGCCGTCAAGGTTCGGGACGATGCGCAGTTCGCGCTTGAGCGCGTCGATAAAGAGCAGTTTCCAATCCTCGGTTTCGAGGATCAGCCCGTGCCACTGGACCTGATCGGCGATGTCCGTCAGCATTGCCCACATGCGGTCGTTCTGCGGCAGTGATCGCCGGCTGGCCTTGAGTTCAATCCGGCTTCCGATCGGTGAGTCATAGACGAGCCGGGCAACCCGCTTGCGCTCGGCTTCGTCTTTCAGGGTGAAGAGGGATCGGCTCATGCGGCCTCCTTTGCGCCCATCTGCTGGATCTGAGCCACGACGGCGGCAAGATCAGCATTGAAGCGCGCAACCTCTTCGGCGAGGGTCTTGATATACGCGTCGTCCCGGAACACCCGCTTGACGAACAGCGGAATCCCCGGCCAGTAGATCACGATGTCCCAATAGCTCCGACCAGTGACCCAAAGCGTGCCCTGGATCTGCGCGACGTGTTCGGGCGGACACTTGTCCTTCAAGATGACGTCGATCAGGAGGTGAGGCAGCTTGGTCTTGATCTCCAAGCCGCCATCCCCGCCGATCAGCGAATCCGGGGAGCAGCCGGCGATCTCGTTCCGAATGAACCCGACGCGCCGTAGTTCCGCGCCAGTCTGGAACGTATAGAGGTCGCGCGCTTCGTCCTCCATGGCATGGCCGCGCTCGGTATGGGCGTTGGTGAACCCTTCCATGGGCTCGCCCGTGATGATCTCGCCGGCCAGCTTCAGCATGTAGGTTCGGCGCGTCTTGCCTTCGCCCTTGGCCAGCACGTCGGAGAACGCGGAGGCGGTCGGGAGGCCCATGCGAGCCCGGAGCCATTCCTCGGAGTTCTGTTCGCAGTCGATGATTTCAAGCATGTCAGTACTCGATCTTGGTGTGAGGGACCGCACCGCGAGCGATGGCCGAAACGATAGCCTTCGCTAGTTCGGATTCTGAGCCGAGCAGAACGATAGCGGCCAACGCCTCGTTGTTGATCTTGGCGCGGTGAGCCTTGTCAGCCTCGCGGCGCGCGGTCTCTGCAGCGACCTTGGCTGCTTCATCTGCGACGCGCTTGCGCTCGGCCTCGATCGCAGCCGCCTGCCTTTTCTCCGCAGCCTCGGCGGCTGCCTTTGCGTCTTGCTCGGCCTTTGCCGCAGCGGCCTTCCGATCGGCTTCCGCTTTCTCGGCCCTGGCGATGGCTGCGGCCTTCTCCTGTTCAACGCGTAGCCGCTCGGCGTCAGCAGCACGGGCGGCGGCCTCAGCCTCGCGGGCGGCCTTCTGCTCGGCCTCAACGCGCGCCTTCTCCGCAGCCTCGGCGGCGATCTTGGCGTCCCGCTCCTTCTGTTGCCGGGCGATCTCATCGGCGCGCAGTCGGGCCAGTTCGGCGGCTTCAGCCTCGCGCTTCTCTGCGACCTCAAAAGCAGCCTTGAGAGCAGTCAAACTGGCCTGCATTGCATCAGCCGCGCGCTTGCCGAACTCCTGCCAGTTGCGCTCTTTGCTCGATAGCTCCTCCAAATAATGGAGACGACCAAGGATTTCGTGAGACGATGGATCAGGCACCAGAAAGCTTGCAGTCCGGCCGATTTCCGCAATTGCCTCTTCAAGAACCGCGATCCGATCCTTCTCCGCGTTCTCCCAATCGGTCAGCGGCTTCCGAACCTCATCGCGAAGGGCGTCTAGTTCCTTCTCGATCTTGGCGCGTTCGGCTGTGATTGCCTTCCATGCCTTGTAGTTGGCGTCACCGAGGTCCTTGCCCATCTTGTCGAGCGCGGTCTTGGAGCGGGCGACCTTGTACGCGAGCGAGGCGACGGCATCACGCCCGGCCTTGGTGGAGATATCGACGGCCTCCGACATAACCTCGGCCTTGATCTTGGCTAAGATATCGTCCACCCCGCCGGGAGCGAAGATCTTGGCGGGCGTCAACGTCTCAAGCTTCACAAGCTCGTTCATGGTTCAGGCCTTCTTGAACGATTGAATGGCAGCCACGCAGGCGTCGTAATGATCGGCCGGGATGTCCTCCAGCCGATCCTTGGCGTGCCCCTTTTGCTTGGCCCACTGCAGGAACGCCTTGCGGCTCGCGCCCTTGTCCTCAAGTAGCTCGATCAGGTTGTCTACCTGGCGCTGGGTGATTGAGCCTTCGGGCGGGGTGTAGGGCTGTTCAGACGACGCGATGCCGTCGTCATCTTTCCCAGCCGCAAGCCCTAGCATCTGAACCAGCGAGTAGCGCTGCAGATAGGTAAGGGTCGATCCGATCGCCTGGATGGCGTTCTTGTTGCCGGACGTGTCGGCGCCGGCTGTGAGCGCCGTTTCCTCGCTGTGGCCGTGGCCGAACAGCACGCAAGTCACGGTAATGGACTTCTCGGTCTGAACGGTCTTGAAGCGGTAGGACAGGCCGTGCCGCCCCAAGATCGGGTCGATGGTCTTTGCAATCGCCGCAAAGTCCGCATACTTCTTGTCGTTGTGGCCGGTAGCGTTGCGGATCACGATCGGGATTTCGCCCTTGGCTGCGGCGAGCGCATGCTCAAACGCCTTGCGGGCATTGCCGGCCTCCCAGCGCTCCTGCAGGTTCATGAGCTTCTCTATCATGTCCAGATCCGCCCCGGACGCTACTGCTCGGTTGAGCATGTCCATCGGCGTGATCGGCTGCGCGCTCGAAACCACAACCTCTTGCTTGACTGCGCTTTCCATCTTCAATCCTCCACCTTATCCAGGCCACGGCATTGCGAGTAATCGTCAACTTCGTCATGGTTCGTGATGTTGCGAACGACGTAGAGCAGGAACGGGATCGCCAGCAGGGCGAGGGCGACGGTCATATCCTCCCAGCCAAAATGCCGACCCACATGACGGCAACCGAGATGGCGAACGCGACGGTGATGAACTCGGCTAGTACCGGAATAAAGACGTGGACGAGTTCGACCGGATCAGGCTTCCGCATCACATGGTCCTCACGGCTTTGTCGTAAGCTTGCGTGTAGAGTTCTGGCCTCCCGCGCCGATGCGCTTCGTCGTAGCAAGCGTCTGCTTGCCAGTGATAATCAGAGCGCGGGTTGTTGTTGGCGTAGGCCGAAAGCCAAATCTTCTTTTCAGCCTGCGCCATAAGCTCGGCATCGCTGAGCGCGGCGATCGTGTTCGCAAAATCCTGGCGGGGCTTCCCGTCGTTGTCCCGCCCTGCGAGGGTAATAGTTGCTTCTGTCACTTGCATGGCTCCTTGAGAGCGGTGCGGGAGGCCTTGTCGATCCGCTGAAGCTCGCGCCAGAAGTTATCAATCACCTGGGCATACTGATCATTGCTCGTGATCTGGTAGCCGTCGTAGGATGTACGGCACGACATAAGCGCGGCTTTCAGATCGCCGTTTTCTCGGGTGAGCCGGGCGACCAGTTGCCCGATTTCAAATGCGTCTTGCTCACCCATTGGCCTGTCCTTTTTTGAGAGAGGAGAGCAGCGAATGCGAGCGAGCAAGAACGGCGGCACCGGTTCCTGTGGGCATGCGCTCTTGCATGTACTCAAGCTGCAAGACGGCTTCTTGCAGAGCGCCGATGAGTCGGTCGTGGTTGTTCACGGCCTCGACGATGAAGGCGGCGTTGGAGATTTGCGTCTTGCGATCAATTGTGGGGGACCGGCCGCAATCAGCTATCGATGGCGAACGCACGTCGTTGGGGTCCTCATTCGTGATGTATGTGCCATCCAGTTTCCACGGCAGCTTCGTGTGCTCACCCATTGGCCACCTCGTGCTTGCGGGCCGGGGTTAGGCGGCGCGGTGGCTTCTGCGGCACGATGCCTTGAGCGTGTAGAACTTCCCACTCGTTCTGCATCTGCAGGAAGGCGGCGTCCGCCGTGAACTCGTCGGCAATACGCATGCCGAACTGGCAGGCGATTTCGAACAAAACCGCTTTTGGGCACCTATCGAACCATTGATGTTGTTCGGCAGTCATATCAGGCATCCAGTTTTTCAGGTTTGCCATCACACCGCCTCATGCTTGCGTTCGTCGCGGGCGTGGTCGAAGCTCGCGATGATCTGATCGAACCGGGTCATGATCGCCTCGGCCTCGGGCCGGCGGACGCTCTCCACTTCGGAAAGCATGTCCTCGGTCACGTCGCGTGAGCTGATGCCCTGCGCGGTGAACTCCACCTCAAGGATCTGCACGACGTTCGGCAGCTCGCCGCTGCGGATGTCGACCAGCGTCTCGCGCCGGCTCATGTTGGCGGGGTCGCGAGCAACCCACTCCATGCCGATCTTGCGGCCGGTGGTGCGGCAATAGCCGAAGTCGCAAAGGGTGAAGTAGAGGACGTTGGCGGGGATGATTGGCGGGGTGCAATGCGCGGTCACGGGCTGCTCTCCATCGGTCTGATGGAGGCCACCTTAGTTCGCGCCGTGCGAACCTGTCAACAGTTAAGTTCGCGAGGTGCGAATTTTTGGTTCGCGCTGTCTAGGCCCGTTTGGCCGCCTTCTTCTTCGCTGGGGCCTGCGTCGCTCTGGGATTTGGACCCAGTTCGCGAGCGATTCCCTCGGACGGTTGCCCGACGTCGCCGAAATAAAGCCAGTCAATGGAAATCCCGAACCTGCGCCGGATGCGGCGAGCTGCATCCAGCGTTAATGGCCGCGAACCCTTCTCAAAGGGATTGTAGACGTTTTTTGCGAGGCCCAGAGCCTCGGCGAACTGCGCCTGGTTCAGGCCGAACTTCGTCCTGACCGCAAGCAGTCGCCCCGAAATGTCCTGATTGGTATCCATGAGATGAATTTCAGCATGGAACGCGCGAATTGTCGTTTCGCCATTTGCGAAGGCTTGACAGGTTCGCACGGCGCGAACTATGTTGGCGGCCATGGCTAGATCTTCATCGACGACCTGGGACTCAATCATCAATGACCTCGGGGGCACCGGAGAGGTGGCCGCCGCGCTCGGGCAACTTGTTTCCGTTGTGAGCGGTTGGCGCACCAGAGGGATTCCGTCATGGCACTGGGGCGCCGTGGTCAAGCTCGCATCCAGAAGGGGCAAGCCGAAGATTTCGCTGGAGTTTCTTGCTGATCTTGCTGCTTCGTCGCGGCGCGCGAGGGCCAGCGCATGACGTGCCAGCCAAACCACTTCCGACATGCTGGACCCCGCGCGCTCTTGGTTTTTGCAACCCAAGAGCGATTAACACAGGTTAACAGCAAA